CCTTCTGCATTTGTGCCGACATGGCAGCGTTATATGCTTCACCGCCCGGGCGCAAGCCTTGGTTGATCAACTGCGTTTGAAGCTGCTGACGCTCTGCCTGAATTTGTGGCGAGAGCCGCGACATGATCGCTTGCTGCGCCGTCGTGCCTGCGTTGATCGGGCCTTGTGCAATGCCTGATAAGTCAATCTGGCTTTGCAGCTGCGGGCCTTGGACAAACTGTTGGGCGTAGCCAAATTGGCCTTGTTGCGGGCCAGCAGCCGGGCCGCCAATGCCGCTTAAATCAAGGCCGCGCAACTGCGGGCCTGCGACGGTTCCACCTTGGGCTTGACCAAACTGCCCGATACCGCCCTGAATTCCCATCAAATTAGAGGTATCTAGCCCTTGGAACTGAACGCCTTGGGGGCCGCCACCTGCAAGGCCATACGCGCCAGCGGCAGGGCCAGCACCGGCTTGCCCTAATGCGGCAGCCGAAATGCCTTCGTAAATCGGGCCAACGCCCGTCAAATCTAGCCCTTGCAGTTGCGGGGCATTGACGCCGCCATAAGCAGCAAACTGCCCCGCGTTCGGGCCGCCTTGAGCTACTCCAAGCCCTGTTAAATCAAGGCCGCCAAATTGCATTCCTGCCGGGCCGCCCTGTGCGGTTCCAAACGCTTGTGCGCCCGGGGCGCTTTGCGCAAAAAACCGCGATTCGTCTAATTGCCCAAGGTTGGTTGGGGCAGCGGGGCCGCCGCCTGCCACGCCAAAATACTGCGAACCGGGAGCCATAATGGCTCCTTGTACTGGCACATTGGCTTGCGCTTGTTGCCCTGCGGTAACTTGCCCCGGCAACGCTTCCTGTGAGTAACCGGCGATTGGAGTGTAGTAATTTTGCGGTGCGCCTTGGATTGCGCCCGCACCGGCCACGTTGTAATTGATGCCGGGGATACTACGAGCGTCAAAAGCTGATGCGATCCCTAAACCTTCAAGCCCTTGCGCCGCTCCAGCAGCGGCTTGCGACATATACAGTTCGGCAAGCTGCTGTTGATTAAACGCTTGCTGACCTGTTTCGGTCAGCTTTTGCGTGATCGTCGGCTGTTCAATGTAAGTTGTGAACTGCTCTTGGCTTGGCGCTTCGCCTGCGTATCCATACGGATCAGAATATTGTTGCGCTCGCCACGCCTCCATCGCCTTGTTATAGGCGTCGGTATCTACCGTAGCGGTTTTCGTCCAAGTGACTTCTTGCGACCCGGTGGGGCCGTAGATGTTGGGGTTGGACATATAGGCCGATTGCTTGGCGGCGGCCAAGTTTTCGGCTCCTTGCTGCCGCGCTAAAGCGGCGTAATCAGGCGCTGGCGGCGGCTTTGGCGAACTCTTGCCCATACCTTGACTCCAAGAAACGACACTTATCAAGTGTTTGCGTCATAAAAACAATGTCTCCGTCGGGGGCGGCGTTCTTAATTCGCGCCTCCTCGGAAAACCCCATTTTCGTGACCAGTTTCAGCGCCCGGGTATGGTTGCTGGAAATCGGCCCTATTATCTTATCAACATTGCAGACGTTATAGGCATAATCGTATACAGCGGTCAGATATGCCTTGTTGATCCGCTTCCAAGCGATGTGACAAACGACCGATCTGCCGTTCCACATCTCGTAAACCGTGCCGGCGATAAGCTCGCCGTCCTTTTCTAGCCCAATAGCCTCGGATCGGTCGGCGTGATAGCCCCCGTTGGTCTGTTCGGTAACCCAATGGCCCACATGGGGGCCGTTTACGATGCGCCAGCCCATCCGAGTTGATACACAACGTCCGTTGATGCCCACTCCAAGGAGACGTTTTTGCTGGCGCTGTTGAAAACCAACCCGCCGCAGTAACCGATGCCTTGGATACCTACAAAGTTGTTGGTGATGATGAGGTCAGAACCCCACACCGCCTGATTCCATAGCCCAACGTCCCACAACCCGTATTGCGTTGCCACGAACGACAGCGCACCGAGGTCGGCGTTTGTCTGAAAGTCCACGTTCATGCCGATATTGATGGTCGGCTGACCGTTGCTATAGATGGTTGGGCGGCCACGGGTGAAATACTTAATGACGCCTCGCGTCTCAAAGTAGTTGAACGCCTGTAGCGCCTGTGTGTTGATGGCAACGCCGTCGTCGTTATAGCCCGTTGCGCCCGATCCGGTCGTCCAACACTCGGCTACATAGCCGTTACCGCCGAAATAGGGCTTGTCGTTAAGAATCGCAAAGCAGTTGGCGTTCCAGCCGGTGAACCGACACCACGCTTTGGTGATGTTGTTCATCACAAACTGCTCTTGACCGCCGGTGCTTGGTGGCACGTTGACAATCAGCGCGTTATTTAGCGGGTTGTACAGCAAACACCAGCCAAAATTGTCTTTGTAAGTGCGAGCAGCCGCAGCAAATGCGCCCTGAATCTTATCTGACAGGGCTACTTGCGGGTCTAGCCGCGATGATTGCAGCGCCGAGGCAAACGGAACCAATCCGTCTAGCGTCAAAACCAGCAAATCACCGCCGTATTTCTGCAAGCAACGGCGAGAAATTGGCGCACCGATGATCCACACGCCAATCAGCGCCCATGTGGAGGCGCTAGAGGGGTCGGTTCCGCGATAAACGATGACTTCGCCCTGATCGGTGACAAAAACGAGGTTGTCATCCACGCCGTAGCCCGCGTCAATCGTCCATGACGCCATTGCGACGAGGTTGCCGCCCAAGTGCGCGACCGATGATAGGTCAAGGACGTTTGCTGCGCCGCCAATGGAAGCGGTCGGCAAGTACCACGCCTTGAGCGTGTTCTTTTGGATAAACCACATCCTGTTTTTGAACAGGGTGGGCTGAATTAGGTCGGTCGTGGTAACGCCCGTAATAGCAGGGCTTGACGATCCGTCAATGGCCGTCCAAGTGCTACCGTCAAACAAAAGCGGTTTATCCACTCCGTTTGCGGCATAGAGATAACTACCGCCCGAGGTGGTGATGTTAGTGAATTCCCAGCGGTTGTTCAGCAGTCCTGTAACCTTCGCAGCGCCAACCGGGCCTGCGCTAGTCACTTCAAAAATGTCGCCACCCACCGCGGCATACATTTTGTCCGTAGCGCCCGCGTTGTAAACGAGCAGGCTTTCCACCTGCCCAGTCATGCCGGTGGCGTGTTGAGCATAACCTCCGCGCAATGCCACGCTAGAAACGCCGGGGAACAGATTGACGAGCGTTACGGCGTCAGTCGGAGCCATGTTGGCGAGCGAGTCACGGGCGTTCCAGCCACCGACAGGGGCAGGCAACGACGCGACGTTGTTGCTCGTCCGTTGGATCAGCCGTCTACGAACGGGAGATGCCATCAGTTGCTTTCCGTACCGTAGCCGCTGTCAGGGATGTTGTCGTAGCCGATCAACACCGTACCCGGTCGCGGGGCAAACGAGAGGTTGGCGGCAGCCGTGTCTTGCGCCACAGCCGTTTCAAACTCCATCAGATAATCGCGGTACAGCGCGGTCGTATCAAAGCCCTTCGCCTCAAAGTACTTGAGCTTGGTGCCAAGCACCATGAGGCGGTCAGGGTAGATACAAGTGTCATCGTCAGCAGTAAAGCTGTTTTTCGGTGTGCCGTCTGCCGCCTCTGCCCATGCCTTGCTGCGGTACTCAAAACCGAGCAATTCGCCGCCGTTCGTACCCGGCCAAATCTGGAAGTATTTGCCGAGCAGACGCCAGCGGATACGCGGGCCGGTGCTGATGTAGCCCGACAACAGCCATTCCCATTGCTGCGCTGACTCGGGGCCGAGCATCTCCCAACGCTTGCTCTTGTCCCAATGAGTGCGATTAACCGTACTATTGTAGTCGGCAGGGAGGCTGTACTTGACCTTTTGGAAGATGACTTGCCCATCAATCACCGTTTCCGTCGTCTGATAGTTCAGCGTGACCGACGTAGGGCCGACGGAGGTGATGTAGGTGGCGTTAGGGATACCGACCCCTTGCACCTGATAGGTCGTGTCCAAGCCCGCCGTAGAGGCAAGTCCGGTGATCGCAGCCACGCCATTGACCCACGATCCGGTGGCCGTAATGGCTTCGGTGTAAAAGGTGTGTTGGCGAGTCAGTTCGCGCCAATCAGCACGACGGAGAAGCTCATACCCGCCCGCGTTCATCAGCGCGAGCAACTGCACAACGTCTTGGCTGTTGTTGCCAGCGACGGTGGACGGCGTAGGAATACCAAGTTCCTTGGTACATTCCTGTATGAGTTCAACCATCGTGCTGCCCATGCTATGCCTCCGTTAGTTCTTTCGGCGGGCGACCACGACGAGGCTTGTCCTCCATCAAGGCCGCCATCTGCGCTTGCAACTCGGCTAACTGCCGCTTGGTATCTTCCAGTTCGGCATTGCTGTCTTTACGATTCTTGACGTTCAGATACTGCCGCGCCTTTTCGCGCAGTCCCAGCCCACCCATGCCGACGCGCTGCATTTGGGCGTCAGAGGCGAGGGCGAGTTGCTCTACGGTCAAAAACTTCATAATGGACAGTTCTGCGATCTGGTCTTTGTTTACATCATCAGGGCAATCTTTCTGCCATTGCGACAACGGGGTGCCGATCTGTGCCGCAGCGCCTTCGCTCTGCTGCATCTGGAAATAGAGCCATTGGCGCGGGAATCTTGCCTTATGTTCCTCGCGCATGGGTTGGTCAATCACGTTAGTCTTATCGCCGGGCGCTTGGATACGGCAGTACACATTGCCCTTGTTTGGGCCTTCCTCGCGCTCGTAAAACTCAACGTGCAGTTGAGCGTCGGCGTTGTTGATGTCGCTATCTAATGGCATTGTCCTTGCTCCTGTGGGGATTACAGACTCACTTCGTTAACTGTCAGAATCACGGCGGGTATCGCCGGGTAAACTGACGTTGCCGATGCGGCAAGCAGAATTACGTTTGTACTGTCTGCCGTCCACATCAACTCCACATACTGTCCCGCAGTAAGGGACAGCATAAAATTCCATGAGGCAACCAATTCGCTGTCGTTGCCTTTGATGCGTAGTGTACTCGCAGAGTCAGGCACATTGGTGCCGTTGACTCGCGGCCATATCCATACCTGTTGATCGCCGCCCGAAGTGTTATCCACTTGCGCG